TTGAACTATTTTTTATATTATCTTTTTGTGTTTTTAAAATTGGTCTTGCTGCCTTTCTTAAAAACGAATTTAATTCTTTTATTCTATCTCTATCATTTCCAAGAGCTTTAAACATTTTCATCAGCTCCTTTTCTCCTTCTATTTTTAGGCTTAACTTATCACTCATATAGCTTAGTTTTTAACTTTAAACCTTCTCCCCTTCCTATTTCAGCTATTCCTGTTATTTGATAAGTATTAGAATCGTAACTTATTCTCATTTGTTCAGTTATATCTGTTCTATATCTTATAGTAAAATCAATGCTTGAAACTGCTCTTAATTGCTCATTCTCAAACTTTTCAACTTCGCTTTTATATTCAATCTTTGCCCATACACTAGCCAAAGTTGAAAATGATTCAACAGGCTGTCCATAAGCATCCACGCTAGTTGATACGCTTTGCAAGGTTATATATCTATCTAGCCTCCCTATATTCATTAGTAAACAATTCTATACGGATCTAAAAGCCATTCGCTAGCTTTAGGCATTACCTTAGGACTTCCAAACACCACCTCCTGCCTATTCTCATACAAATGCCCTATTAAAATTAATATTGCCTGTCTAATTGCCATTGGTACATCTGAAGAGCTTGAGCCATATCCACTAACATAAGTGGCTTGAACTGAATCACTCCTTAAATAAGTATTAGGTAAAGTTGATGTTTCGCTGTATGTAATTAAACAAGGCTCAGCATCTAGATTAACGCTGTAATTATCAGCAGCCCAAGTTGTTAAAGAGTTGTCATCATTATAATACTTAATATGAGTTAATGAGTTTATCTTTCCTCCATATAGCCTAAATTCTCCTTCAGGAAAATAACTAAAATTCATTCTCAAAGTTGTATCAATAAAATAACTATTAGTATAGTTTTGAGCCATTTGAGTTGCTGCTGTTATAAGATTTGTTATATAAGCATCCTCATCAGAAGTTGTAACTCTTAAATGCGTTTTAGCTTCGCTTTGTGCAATCGGATTGCTTGCAGCAGCAGTTACAACCTTTAAACTTTTTACTAATGTATTTGAAACTGAACTCATAAATCTCTTTAAATGTTTTTGTTGTTATCCACATAATTAAAAAAAAAGAGGAGGGAATCCCCTCCCCTTTATTATTATTACTAACTAATTATTAAAATGTGATTCCTTCACATTTAGAGAAACTTCCTCCTCTTCGTACTGCAACATCCCAATAAGAATTAATAACTAATCTAATTGAGCCTGCTAACGCTTGAGAGAAATTGTCAATAGTTATATCAACTGAATCTCCAAACTGTCCTATTACCATATCGCTCCAACTTCCGAAATAAAGACCTCCTTCAGTACTTGAATTATAAGTGTCATCCATGTTAGTTGTGGCAAATGCAGGATAACCATTAATAGTATTATCAGCTCCCCAAATTGGTGCTCCATAACCTGTTTGCGATGAAGTAACCCCTGGCTGTCCAACAACTTGCTTTAATTTACCTCTAACTTTAACACTAGAAATAAAAGCTAAACGCCCTGAATCTGCATTATTTGCAGCGACATCGGTTTCAAACTCAACCATTTTAGCTAAAGTTGCTGCACCATTTGCAACAGTTCCAACTCCTGAAGCTGCTGTGATACCTGTTGGCTGCCCTGAAGAGCCACTTCCTAATAAAGCTCCATTCTCAACTTTAGAAGCAACTGCTCTATTTAAGTCAGTCATTATAGCCTGCTCAACTTGTGGATTTTGGTGAAGCAATGCTTTACTGATATCCATATAAGCTGCTAAACGCTTTGGAGATAATGTTGATCCTCCAACTGCTGTTCCTGCATCTGCTGCATTTGCTGTTTCAGTTGCCCAAGCTGCTGCCGTGCCACTCAATACAGGAAGAGAAACATCTCCTCTCAATCCACTATAAAAAGTTGCTAAATCTCCTAGAACCATTTTAGATTGAAGAGTTTGCAACCATTCTCCAACTTCAGTTGGGATGAACTCATTAGCATCTGCTGTTGTTTGAGGATTTGTTCTTTTCTCCATTCCTAATAAACCAACAGGAATCCCTAAACCTGAAATAATATTATTTCTTGTTGCTTCTTTGTGCATTTCTGCCTCAACACCTGTTAAATTATGGTTTTGAAAATCTTTAATTGCTTTGAATAAACTCCATTGCTTATATTCTTTAGGAGTTTTAGTTCCTAATGGAATACCTGCACTCATTGCAGAAGTTCTTAGATTAGCCTCTATTTTATCAGCTCTTTTTATTTGGTCGTCAAGTTTGTCAACACCTCCTAAAAGAGTATCAACTTCTTGATTTTCTGCTTCAGATAAATCTCGCCCTTCAGCAGTCGCAATATCTCTAATTGCTTCTAATTCAGCGATTTTATCTCCTCGCATTTCTTTCAATTCTTTACTATTTTTCATTTTTAAAAATCTATTAATTAAACATTATTTATTAATCTTTGCTAGTTTTATTTTTAATTCAACTAGACTTCTTTTCACTAAATCTTTTTCCTCTTCTTTGTTGTTTTCTTGCTCAACAAAGAAATTATATTTTCTTTTGGCAACTGCTAAATCATTTGTCTGCTCGTATGCAGGAAAGCTAACAGGAGAAACATCAAACAATTTGCTAACTTTTGTTATTTCCCTAACTGCTCCTTTATCATCTCTTTGCCATTGGTCATCCTCAATGATAAAACCGAAAGAGGATTGATTAATTATTCCTGAATTTACTAATTCATATAAGTCATTTCCAAGCGTTGTATTTGGTACTTCGAAACGATAATGCAAACCTTTGGAATCCTGTCTTATTTGAGCAGTATTGTTCTTAGTTCTCGCAAGAATTTGATTAGGGTCATGATTAAATAATACCCTAACATCATCATTAAGAACATCCCTAAAAGCATCAGGCTTAATATATTCACGAAAATCGCCAATCCAAGTTTCTTCATTGAAAAGGGCAGCGTGTCCTTCAATATATTTTTTGCCATTCTGTTCATCGGCTCTTGTTTCTGTTTTTATGTTGAAAGTCCTTCTTTCAAAGTCCTTATTATTTTTTTTATCTTTTGCCATAACTTTTTTTTTATTCTGTTGTTGTATCTGCATCGAGGTTAGTCATATTCATTGGAACTAAGTGCTCATCTCCATCAGGAATGGCATTAAGATTTTCTTTCCTTCTAACCTCGTTAATACTCATCCATCCCCATTGAATCGCTTTAGTGTATAGATCTGCTCTTGTTTTAGCATCTCCTCTTAATAGTCCATTAACATTAAATTCAACATAAAAACGATTTCTTTCATTTACTTTAAATACTTTACTATTAAACTCCTGTTCAAATCTTTTTAATAATGGAGTTAATGTGTATTGGATAAATTCCATTGATTGCATTTCAATATTATTAAAACTAGATTTTGATAAGTCTTGAATTAAATGAGGAGGCACTCGATACCATCTCGCAATCTCCGAAATGCTCCATTGTCTTGAGGCTAGAAATTGAGCTGATTCGTTGCTTATAGATACAGGCTTGAATTGTATGCCCTCTTCTAAAACTGCAACTTTGTTGGCATTATCCACACCGCCATAAGCCTTATCCCAACTTTGCCTTAATCTCTCAACTGCTTCAGTTGTTAACACCTTATCGCTTTCCAAAGTTCCTGAAGGCATTCCTCCATTACCGAAATAAGTATTGCCATACGTTTGCAATGCTATCCCCCACCCTAAAGATTCAGCAGCGTATTGAATCGGACTCATTCCCAAGATTCCATCATTAGTTAGATTCTTGACGTGTATAATATCTTCAGCAGGAATTAATTCATCATATCCTTTTATGTTGTAATATAGTGAGCCATACTCTTGAAGTATTTTAACATCAGTTGGATTAATACAAGTAAATGAAACAATATTAGCGTTTCTATCTCTATTAATAACAGCGTACCCATTACCATTCAAGCAAATAGATTTAACTAGATATTCAATGAAAGTATAACTTGTATATAATTTACTTGGTTGATTATGTAATAAAAAGTAAAGCCTGTGAGTGTCAGCTAAAAGCCTGTCGCCATCTGCCATCCTTTCATAAATGTTTAAAGGAAGTGAAGCAATGCTTTCGCTTAAAACTTTTGTACACCCCCATACTGCTGAAAGTCCTAGAGCTGAATTTGAATCAACGCTTTTTCCTGTAAAGTTTCCAAATACGTTAGGAATGTATGGAGTATAAGTTCCTCTTTTATTGAAATTTAAAAAAGGGAAGAATCTTTTAATATTATCTAGTAAAGCCAAAGGAATATAATTTTACCCCCACAATATAAGACTGTTTAATTAGTTTGTCAATAGATTTTAGGCTATAAATGGCAGGAGCTCCCACCACAGGAGCTCCAACCAACTAAATGCTAACTTTGAGAAAGGTGTTAGCAAAACCCTATTTTTTAATAATTGCAATATTCAATAATTTTTTTATGCCCTTCTTCATCGTGTGTAAACCCCCCTGTTAATCCAACCCAAATTTGAAATTCTTGGTCAGGATTATCTATTTTTTCTAAAGTAATTATTGTATAATAATCGCCAAATGAATAACTAGTTGTTATACTAAAAGAGTCATTATCTTTTTTTAGATTTTTTAATTTATCTGCTAATTGTTTGTCATTTAAAGATGTTGTGAAATTTTTCATTTTAGTTGGTTTAGTTGGTTTTTATAAATTTATTTAGCTCATCAATTACTTTGTTTGCTTTGCTTGTCATAAACATCCCTTTATTATCAAATAAAGTTTCTATATAGCAGTTAGCATCATAATAATTATGTAAATCAGTAAATTCATTTATTATTAATGTTGGATTGTCTGTCATAAATTCCTTAATATCCTTTTTACTCTTTTTAATTAAAATTTCTAAGTTTTTCATTTTAGTTGGTTTAGTTGGTTAATAATAAAGCAAATATACAACCTTTTTTTAAATTACCAAACTTTTTTACAAAATAATTATATCTCTTTCGTTATATATGGAGTCAGAGTTGTTGCCCTTAAATGTATCATCTAGGTAAATCCCTAAAGCCATTATTGTTGCAACTATTCCGTCTATCTTATTTCCTTTGCCGCTTTTCTTTTTATCTGGTTTTATATTACCTGCAGGATCTTGAGTTGTTTGCACATTACCAATCATCCAATTTAAAACTTTGTTTCCTTCGTGATTAATCTTTTTTCCTAATAATAAAGTTTCTAATGTTTTACTTGGATTGCTCATACTAGCGAATCCCTGCCCAAAAGGAACAACAGGGCAGCCATCGTCTTGAATATCAATTATTAATTGAGTTGCCCCCCATCTATCATAAGCTAAATTTATTAATTGATATTGAGTTAATATTTCTTGGATCTGTTTCCTTATAAATTTATAGTCAATAACATTTCCCTCAGTTGCAGTTATTAATCCTTCTCTTATCCATAAATCATAATCAACACCATCTTTTCGGCTTCTCTCCAAAGCGTTGTCTTTAGGTATCCAAAAATAAGGAAGTATCTCAAAGCGTTCACCATCTTCAAAAGGGAATATTAAAACAAGTGAGCTAATATCTATACTTGAAGATAAATCTAAACCAGCCCAACATTTACGCCCTTTTAGTTTTTTAATATCAATAGGGAATTGATTGCAAGAATCCCAAACCTCTTGCTTAATCCAAAAAGATTCATTAGCAGTCCACATATTTAAATGAAGCCTTTTAAAAGTATTTTCAAAGCTAGGGCTGTTCTTTGCCCTGTTAATCATTTCTTTTAAATAATCTCTTTTTACTGATATATCTAGATTAGGATTAGCTTTTTCCCAAGTGCTTTGTTTTTTCCAATCATCTTCTTTATTTGCTGAATAAATAACAGGGAGGAATGTTTCATCTTTTATTTTATTTGTTAATAACCTTTTGCTATAATCGTGCATTTGCCCACAAATAGAATTCTTATCGTACCCTGCTG